ATGCTTGCAATCAAATTTCATGCATGTAATTATTTCGGCATGAGCGCAAAACTTCTGCTGATCGAGGCTCGGCTCGGTGGTCGAAGACTCCCCGAACTCGTCGGCGCACGCCGGGCACAGGGCAAGTCCTGGCAGGGCATTGCCAACGAAATCCACGACATGACCGGTGTTGCGGTGTCCCGAGAGTCCTTGCGTGCCTGGTGCAATCAGTCCAAGGCGGTGGCCTCATGAGCACGCTCGTCGCCGTTTCTCCGTTCGACGCCATTCGACACCTGACCGACGGAGGTCGCGAGTACTGGTCGGCACGCGATCTCATGCCGCTGCTCGGATACGAGAAGTGGGAGCGGTTCGCCGACGCCATCAACCGCGCCAAGAGCGCTGCACGCAACGCCGGGTACGACCCTGCGACGCAATTTCCCGGCGCCGGGAAATTGGTCTCCACCGGCAATGGAGCGCAGCGAGCGGTCGAGGACTACCACCTATCCCGGTACGCCTGCTACCTCGTCGCACTCAATGGCGATCCACGCAAGCCCGAGATCGCGGCCGCCCAGACATACTTCGTCATCAAGACCCGTGAGGCCGAGACCGCCACGGCCGCGCCCGCGCTCACAGGCACCGACCTACTCGCCGCCGCCGTGCTCGAAGCTCAGCGGATGATCGAGGCGAAGGATGCTCGGATCGCTGAGCTGGAGCCCAAGGCCGACCTTGCGGACACCTACCTCACGGCACAGGGCGGGTCACGGTTGATCCGGGAAGCCGCCAAGCTGCTCGGCATGCGCGAGCGCGAGTTTCGCCAGTGGCTCTTGGATGAGCGGCTGATCTTCGCTAAACACGCTCCGTGCGGCGCGGTGCAGTACGACCACTACGCGCAGTTCGCGCACTACTTCCAAGCGCACGAGCACGTCGTCGCGCACTCATGGGGCAGCTGCGCCCACTACACCTTGCGCATTCTGCCGCGAGGGATGGAACTCATCACCGCACGCTTGGGCCGAAACCCCCAGTAATCGCAAGTCCCACAACTGAATAAGTAAAGACGCTGGCGGTCCCGTCGCCAAACAGAAACCGCCAGCGTCCCCTACCAACCAATCCTACTGAGAGGACTTGGCATGCCCCAACATATCCGCAGGCGGTCGCACGGGCGCCGCCGACCCCGGCTGAGCAGCTACGACGCGATCACCGTCGTGCTAGCTGCTATCGCGGTGCTCGCCGCGATGCTGCTGGCCTCCCCGAACTCTCACGCCGACCCGGTAACCGATGACTTCGTGACGACGAGCGGCTGGCGCGTGTGCAACGAGCTGGACGCGCAGCCCAATTTCGACGGCATCCGGTACTCATACCGGGCACTGTCGGCGCGCGGGTACAGCCTCGATCAGTCGGCCCAGATCATCGTGGGCTCAGTGAAGGTGTGGTGCAAACGCCATGCGCCACTGCTCAAGTCATACGCCGATACCTATGCGTCAGCGCCGCAGCAGGGCCAGGGGCGTGCGGCATGACCATCACCTTTGACCCCAACCCCACGTTCGACGAGCTCATGGCCGCATTCGACAAGGCCGAACGGGAGTGCTCCCCCAGCGTCGTGAACATCGTCCTTGATCTCGAAATCGCAGAACTGTTCGAGAGATTGGGCAATCGCGGCATCGCCGTCCTGGTCGCCAACCAGAAAGCGTGGCGCGAGTCCGTCAAGGAGTCCGGTACAGACCCGCGACGCGCCTGGACCGCCGACGGCGGCGCCGAGCGCGCACTCATCGAGTTTTTCACCGACCGCGACAGCCGGGACAAGGCCAGCGCCGTGCTCAAGGCGGGTGCGTGATGGCCGAACTTGCTAAGAGCCCATACCCGCCCGATTCGGTGGACTATCACCCCGACGGCTACAGCTCCGACGACGACGGCACTATGCCTGAGAACGTCGCGGAGCTGGCCAAGTATGTCGTCGGTCATCGAATCGTCAAGGCGGAGAACGGCCAAACGGTCAACCTCGGCCCCTATGACGGCAAGCGCAACTGCTACAGCGAGTCGCTGACCGGCCTCGTGCTCACCCTCGACAGCGGCGTCCAGGTGGTCATCGCCGACACATCGGATTGCTGCGCGAGCACCACTCTGGAGAAGTTCCTACTTCACCCCGAGAGCGTGGACCACGTGATCACCGGGGTTGCCAGCACGGACGGATTCACCAAGTGGCACATCTTCGCCGACTTCGGCGACGTGATGGAACTGGAGGTCAGCTGGTCGGCGGGCAACCCGTTCTACTACGGGTACGGCTTCGACATCGCCGTTGGCCCACTGGAGGGCGAAATCGTCTCTGAGACAATCGCGCTCCCGTCCGCACGCCGCGAGTTGGAGGCGGGCCGATGAGCGAGACCGTGCGCGACCCGCGCGAGGAGAAGCTACCCCAGTGGGCGCGAAAGCTGTTGGCCGATGAGCGATACCGCGCCAGCCGTGCCGAACGCAAGCTGGCCGAGCACGTTGCGACAGTCGAGAAGTCGCGAATCTGGTACGGGGAATACGGCAATCCGATCTACATCCCCGACGACAACGGTTATCAGACCGTCTACTTCTCGCCCAACGGCGGCGAGGGCACGCTCCATCAGATCGGGGTAACGATCCGAGACGGGGCTATCGAGATTCAGGGCGGCGACACGCTGACCCTGGACCTGCAGTCGTCCAATTACTTTCGCGCTCGCCACCGGAGGAACCCATGACCGCCATGACGATCGATGTTGACGAGAGCTACGAAACGAACATGCGTGTCCTCAAGGGCATGCTGTACCGCCTCGTCGAGGCTGTCCGCGACACAGACCCCCATCAGGTGCATCGCGAGCTGGTCTCAATGTGGTTGCGCCACCCGGTCAAAGCCGCACAGCTGATGATGGCGCTTGCCATCGGATTCGACCCGGACACCGTGACAACCAAGATGCTCGACCAGCGCGCCGAGGAAATCGCGGGGGTGGCCTCGTGATCGAGCCCGGGTCGCCCGGGTGGCTGAAAGTGGTAACACCGAGCAAGGTGCCGTCAATCCTTGGCATTTCACGCTGGAAATCGCAGTACACCCTATGGCACGAAATGGCCGGAATCATCACACCCGCACCGATTTCCGTCGCCCGACAGGATGACTTCGACTACGGCCACGCGTGCGAGCTGGCAGCACGCGAGTACTGGAAGTTCAAGAATCCGGGCTGGCGGATCTCACAGGGTGAGGTGCAGTGCAGCAACGATGACCTACCGTTCGCCAACCTGGCCACGATCGATTTACGCGGTTCTCGGGGCAGCCTGCGCCGTGTCGTCGAGGTCAAGACCGCAAGAGATCTCGGCGAATTCGGCGATGATGGCAGCGGCGAGCTGCCGCGCGACTACGCCGCACAGATCCTCGCGCAGATGTTGATCACCGGGTGGCACGAAACCGCCGACCTGGTGTGTTGGGCGCAGTACGGGAAGCCCCGCATCTACCACGTGGAGTGGAACCAAAAGGTTGCCGACGGCATCGCCGAAGCCTGCCTGCAGTGGGAGCGCTCAATCGCGAACGGATCTCGACCTGCGCTCGACAACACGGTCTCCACCTACGAGACCGTCAAGGCGCTCCATCCAGATATCGACGGCAGCACAACCGAACTGGATTCCGATCTGGCCATCGAGTACCTGGCGGCCGACCGCGAGGCCAAGGCCGCCGAGAGGCACGCACTCGGCCTTAAGACGCGAGTACTCGACGCGATGGGCAACAGCCAGCACGCAGTCGTCGGTGATCACAAGATCGCCCGCCGTCAACCGAACAAGTACGGCGTCTCGCTCGTACCGAACCCCAAGACAGACCCCCAATCCATCCCAACAAAGGAGATCGCGTGACCAACGAGATTCGAACTATCGACTCCGCGCAGGTGGTTACCGCCACCGATACTGCGCTGGCCATCGCCGCCGACCAGACCGAGTTCAACCAGGCTCAGATAGCGGCACTCAAGCAGCTCGGCGTCGAGGATGCCCCACGCGGCGACCTGGACGTGTTCTTCCACACCGCCAAGCGCACCGGCCTGGACCCATTCAGCAAGCAGATCTACATGATCGGCCGTAACACCAAGGTCGGCGGCTATGGGGGCGCACCGGAACGCTGGGAGACCAAGTACACCATCCAGACCGGCATTGAGGGCTACCGCGTCGTCGGGCACCGCATCGCGCGCCGCGAGGTCATTGGGCGCCCCTTCGCTCGGCGCCTGTTCTGCGGCCGTGATGGCGTCTGGCGGGATGTTCTGATCGAGAACGGCCCCCCGGTCGCCGCCAAAGCCGAAATCACCTGCGATGGCGTACTCGTGGGCGAAGCGGTCGTCAAGTTCGTCGAATACGCGCAGACCACCCGGGCGGGCGAGCTTGTCGGCCAGTGGCGCGACAAGCCAACCGTGATGATCGGCAAGTGCGCCGAGGCCGCCGCCTGGCGCGCCGCATTCCCCCAGGACTTCGCCGGGGTCTACGAGCCCGCCGAGTTCGACCGTCATCAGGTTATCGACGGCGAGGTCGAACCCGTCCGAGTCCGCGCTGAGCGCGCCGACCGAGGCGTTCAGGGCGTCGCAGCCGCGCTGGGAATCAAGACGGAGACGGTCGACGCTGAGGCGCCCTCGCCCAGCGAGCCCACCCCGGAAGCGCCCGCCGTCGAACTGATCACCCCGGCCCAGTCGCGCAAGCTGTACGCCCTACTTCGGGAGCGCGGCCTCGAAGACAAAGACGCTGCCCTGGCATGGATCTCGTCGGCACTGAGCAGGACCCGAAACCCTGTGGCCAGCACCAGGGATCTCACCAAGACCGAGGCCACCACCCTGATCGACATTCTCGAAAGCGACCGCGCAGAACAACCCACCACAACAGAAGGGAATGAATAACCGTGTCCGACAACGACACCGAGAAGAAAGAGGAAGGCACCGAACTCGCGCCAGGTGACATCACCGAGTTCATCGTCGTGCTGACGCAGCTCGACAAGGGCCGCACGCAAACCGCTGCAACCAAGGCGCTGCACGAATGTGTCGAGGCGGCAATGGCAACCGGCAAGAAGGGCGGTTGCGTCACGCTCAAGATCAAGGTCGAGCCCCGCGAGTCCGGGGCGGTGTGCCTTGTCCCCGATGTCGTCAGCGCCCCCGCCAAGGACCCTGCCGGAACGATTTTCTTCGCCGACGGCGAGGGGGGTCTGTCCCGTGACAACGCCGCCATGTTCTACGGCACCAAGTAACCCAACCCGCCCGAAGGAGTAACATCCATGTCCGACAACACCATTGCACTACCCAAGCATGACGCCGATCTGATCGACGAGCCCGACGCCGACACCTCGCTGTACCTCGTCACCGCCAACGGCGAGAACGGCCTCCAGACCGAGGTTGTCGACGTACGGGGCAAGGTGCCCGCCGCGTTCCCGCCGCGCACACCCGAGCGCCGAACCGTCACCGACACGGCCTCATTCCTTGCCGAGGTCACGCGCCGGCCACTACTCCAAGGCCTCTCGACCGTCTGGGGGAACCGGGACAAGGGCCAGGTCAGCGTGATCTACAACGAACTCGGGACGGACGCGACGGCGGACTACACCCGTCGAAATGACGTGCTCGCCTTGCAATTCGTCGCCGACCCCGATTGGGCCACCCTGTTCAATGCCGCTGACGGCAAGTTCCACTCTCAGCTGGATTTCGGCGACCTGATCGAGCAGGCCGGGCACCTGATCACCTCGCACCAGGCCGCCGATGTCATGGAGATCATCGACAGCATCCGAGCATCGAGCAAGGGATCATTCGAGTCAGGAATCAAGCGCGCCACCAGCAGCGTGAACCTGACCTACAGCGAGGAAGTATCGGCCAAGGCGGGCACCGCAACTCGGCAACTTGAGATACCGCGCGAAATCACCTTGTCGGCCCGACCATTCGAGGACTACCCGGTCATCGAGGTTCGGTGCTGGTTGCGCCTGAACATCTCGCAGGGCCAACTGGGGCTCGGACTGTTCCCACAGCCCTATCAGCACCTCGTGCGCGATGCATGGACGCACGTAACCGGCGAGCTGTCCGAAGCACTCGGGGTGCCCGTCTACGCCGCCAACCTCGGCAAGTAAGGGGACCAACGATGCCAGTATCCATGTGGTTCTTCCTGATCTTGGTCGTCATCGCCGTGATCGCGGTGATTGTCGGGCTGTTCATGCAGCGCGGCGCCGACAAACGAATCTGTTTCGGCGGCGCGGGTGTGGTGTTCCTGTTCGCGCTGGTTTTCCTGGTGTTCGCCTCGACCACTGTGGTCGGCACTCGCCAGATCGGTATCGAGACGACGTTCAGCCGTCCGACCGGCACCACGCTGACCAACGGTCTGCACCTCAAGGCGCCATGGACGGAGGTCACCGAGATGGATGGCGCCGTGCAGATCGACCAGCACACAGGCGATCACCGAATCAAGGTACGACTGGGCAACAGCTCCACCGCGGACGCCGATGTCTCGGTGCGCTGGCAGATCAAGCCGGACGCCACGCCCGATCTGTTCGTGCAGTACAAGACGTTCGACAACGTGCGGTCCAACCTGGTCACCCGGAATCTGCAAGTCGCGCTCAATGAGGTGTTCGCCTCATTCGATCCGTTGGCGCCGCAGAACCTCGACCGCTCGCCGCTGCCCGAACTCTCGGAGAAGGCGAAGGTGATCCTGGCCGCCAAGGTCGGCGATCAAGTCGAAATCTTGGACGTGGCAGTGCCGACCATCGACTACGACGACGGCACCGAGCAGAAGATCAACCAGCTCAACCAGGAACGGGCAGCCACAGCCGTCGCCGAGCAGGCCAAGAAAACGGCCGTGGAGCAGGCCAAGGCCAACGGCGAGCTGGCGGGCTCGGTCTCACATGACCCCAACGTCCTGGTCTCCAAGTGCCTGGACATCGCCCGCGAGAAGGGCCTGGCGCTGCTGTGCTGGCCCACCCCCGTCATGCCCACCATCCCCACCAAGTAGAGGAGACCTGATGTCCCGCAACCTCATCGTCGTAGACCTGGAAACAACCGGCCTCGGCCCGCAGTGCGCGCCGATCGAGGTTGCGGCCATCAACGTCGACACCGGAGAAACACTCGAATTCGTGCCGTACGTCGACCTGTCCAGGGTCTCGATCGAGCCCCAGGCCTTCGCCATCAACCGCTATTTCGAACGCGGTGTGTATGACGCAATGCTCAATCCAGACGACACCATCACAGCGTGGAGCGACCTCGCCGACATCCTGAGCGGCAACACCTTTGCCGGATCGAACCCGACGTTCGACGCAGCCATAGTCGCACGCAAGGTTGGCACGCACTGGCACTACCGCCTGGCCGACCTCGCCGCCTATGCTGCCCCGGCTCTCGGGCGCGACCCGTCCGAGCTGCCGGGACTGGCCGACGTGCTCGCCGCCCTCAAGATCGAGAACCGTTGCCCACATTCGGCACTCGGCGACGCCGAGGCCACCGCCAAAGCATTCGTGAAGCTGCGCGACATCTACGCAGAACAGCGGGAGTCCGCGCGATGACCGCCCCGTCCATCTCCCGTCGCTACATCGACGCCACCCCCGTGCGCGAGCACCTGGAGAAGCTACAGGCGATCGGCTGGACCATCAACGCCATCGCGGCCGCCAACGGTCACCCGGGAAAGCTCGTCACGACTCTGCGCCAGATCCTTCGCGGCCAACAAACCTGCGCCCCATCCACCCGCGACTACGTGATGTGGCTGGACCCCGAGCTGCCACCGGAGACCGGGACTCTGTTCGTGCGCAGGTGGTCTGAATATCAATTCATTGGTGTACCGGACCACGAGGCCGCCCGGCGGATGGGCATCAAATACGAGTCAATGAGGGAACAGCTGGTACGCAACGGCTTTCCCTATTCGGAGCTCCTGCGCGACCTGGCGCGCGAGGAATGCGAGAAAGCCAAGGCCGCCGCATGACACCACGAATCGGATCACTCTTCTCCGGCGCCGGCGGCCTCGATCTGGCCGTTGAGCATGTCACTGGTGGCCGCACGGTGTGGCATTGCGAGGCCGACCCGGATGCGGCGAAAGTGCTTGCTGCCCATTGGCCGGACGTGCCGAACCTCGGCGACATCACCGCCGTCGATTGGTCGGCTGTCGAGCCCGTAGACGTGCTGTGCGGTGGGTTTCCTTGCCAGGACGTGTCAGCGGCGGGCCGTCGCGCTGGTATCGCATCGGGCACAAGGTCGGGGCTCTGGCTGGAGTACGCCGAGGCAATCAATCAACTGCGACCGCAACTCGTGGTCATCGAGAACGTCAGGGGGCTACTCAGTGGCTACGCCCATCGCGCAATGGAACCCGGCCCGGACGATCTGGGAGACCGATCAAGCCGACCTCTTCTGCGAGCAGCGGGAGCCGTACTCGGAGACCTGGCCGACCTCGGGTACGACGCGCAATGGACAACTATTGCCGCTTCCGAAGTCGGAGCACCACACCGCCGCGAACGGGTCTTCATTGTTGCCTACCCCGCGGGCGACCGATGGGACGAAGGGCGGTCCGAATCAACGAGGCTCGTCGGGCGATCTCATGTTGCCGTCAGCGGTAATGAGGCTGACCGATTAGAGGCATACGCAGAGGGCGCGCTACTGCCGACGCCATCGGCAGCAGATGGCAACGGCGGTGGCCGCTACAACTCCGGGGGCCACCAATCGACACTGCCGGGAACTGTGCGCGAGTTATTGCCGACGCCCGCAGCATCGGATGGCGCCCGCGGCCCTGATTATGCACGTGTTGGCCGTGAGGGCTCCGGTGGTGATGACCTGATCACTACCGTGTTTCGCACCCTCGCACTGCTGCCCACGCCGTCGGCGTGCGACGCCTCGGGCGGTGGCCAGTCGTTGAACAAACGCCAGGGGCATACCCGCCAGCTGATCGACTACGCGCTGTTGGACGGCACGCGGCAGTGGGGCAAGTACGAGCCCGCGATCCGCCGCTGGGAAGCCATCACCCGCGAGGCGCCCTCGCCGACGGAGCCCGGCGCGCGAGGGAATCCGCGCCTGGCTGCGCCGTTCTCCGAGTGGATGCAGGGCTGGCCGCTCGGATGGGTTACCGCCGTGCCGATCTCACGTAGCGCCATGCTGCGCATCATCGGCAACGGCGTCGTACCCCAACAGGCGATTGCGGCGCTGTACTGGCTGCTTAGCGTTTGCGAGGTGGCCGCGTGACCCATCTGGATAGCAGTTCGCGGATCACCTCGGACAGGGGACGTCCTTCCGCGTCTGCCTTCTCCTGGGCCGATGACCACAATTCATCGTTGCATCGGAAAGCGCGCAGTGGATCTCTAGGCATCGGCAGGAACCTGCACGCCAGCCCATGTGATCAGTCGGTGTCCGATGTCCTGGGCTTGCTCTTGGGTGAGGTTGGTTCCGATACCGCCGACGTTCACGGCGTTCGTTCCGTCCTCGATGTCGACGCTGACTGGCCAGCATCCGGTTGCGCCGTCGGGCAAGGGCGCGTTGCGGTCGGACTCAAAGGTGTGGTTCGCCGAGGTGAGCGGGCTGGCCGTCCATCCGATGAGCGCGGTTCCGAGTTCACGTGCGGTGTCGCGGGACAAGCGGGCGATGCGGGTTACGTCGTTCGGGACGTTACGGCCGAGCAGCTGGCAGTAACTAACGGGCCGTGTGTCGACTACCAGGTACTCGGACCGTTCGCCGTACTTGCGGAATGTGTCGGTGGTCTGGACCATTTCAGCTCCCGTTTCTTCGATTGGTATATACCACGGTATATACCGCATGGGGCGCTGTCAAGAGAGGCCGCGGCATGAACACCACCCGCACATGGTTCCGATTCCACTGCATGCGCTGCGCGCACGAATTCCAGACCGACCGCATCGCCCGCGAGTGCTTCAAATGCCGGACGGCCCAGCGAGACGCGTTCCCCGAGGGACCCTCCGAGGTCATCGAACTTAGCGGCACATAAGCGACAACCCGAATATGAACGGAGACAGCACGAAATGACCGAGTACAGCCTCAAGAAGCTCAAGACACTGGTCGGGCAGATGCCCAGCGGCTCGGTACCGGCAGCGTGGTGGATCACCACTGACCCCGCCCAACTCAAGGCGTACGACCAATGGCGCTCGGACTACACCGATGCACGTAAAAAGGCTGTACGGCTTGCTAAGTCACTGGGGCTCAGCGCCGATCACATCTATGCGACCAGCTGGTTCAAGACAACCGAGGTCACCGGCTTCCTGCCCACCCGGGAAATGCAGCTATGGCCGGGCCACCCGGACCACAGACCCACACCCGAAGGTTGGCGGGTCGACAGCAAGATGAACCGACTCGTGCCAAAACGGAAGACCAAGGCCGATCGAGAGAGTAAGGCGAACAAGGATTTTGCGGCCATCCGCAAGGTGCCGTGCGTGCACGCCTACCTAACAGGCCTCCCGTCCGAGATTTATCTCGACGACCGAGATTTCGGCGGCACGTCGTACCGCACGCAGTACCGGCGTGGTGACCAATGCGTGTTCGCCGTCAGCGGCGCCGACCCTGACCGTAGCCCCAGGACGAACGAAATCGATACGTCCATCTGGCACCGCCAGAAGTTGTCGGCGCTCATCGCGCTCCGCGAGGAAGCGACGGCGAAGTAATGACCCCCGAGTGCTCGATCGCCGATTGACCGATGCCATGACGCTCCATTTCGATCTGCACGTCAACGGCCAATCGATCCACGAGGGCATGACTATCCAGCGCACGACGCCGGGCCACCCGCACCCCGAAGATGTGAATACCTATGTTGTACAGGCCAAGTGCGACGGTGCCTGGCACACGGTCACCGTCAAGCACCGATACGGCGACGGACCTTGGGTGTTGGTGCGCAAGGCGCTGGCGGCAATCGACCAGGCGCGACAGCCCCCGCCCAACGGCGCGCACAACCCGGCTCAGCCGAGCGACTGCGCGCGCCTATGCGGCGCCCCGGGGTGCGCGTCGTGGGGGTGCCTGTCGTGACCCGCACTCCCGAGGGCACCAAGGCATACCAGGCCGGTCTGTGTGTGGACTGCAAGACCGAGCCGCACAGTGCCGGTCGGCCCCGATGCGAGAAGTGCCATACGAAATTCAGAAGGGGTGAGTGATGGCCTTCACGGCTAAGTACCCCGGTTGGTGCACCAATTGTGACGACCGCATCGAGGAAGGCGACGAGGTGCGGTATTCGGGAGCTGGCGAACTCATGCACGACTCATGCGTTGACGACTCGGAGATCCGCGACGTAACTACCTGTGCAGCATGCTATTTGATTCACACTGGGGAGTGCTTCTGATGCCCATACGTCCGGAGAACCGCGACCGCTACCCCAAGGACTGGCCCGAGATCTCGCGCCGCATCCGTTTCGAGCGCGCGCAAGGCCGCTGCGAGTGCGAGGGCGAGTGCCTGCGTGGCACTCACCTCGATCGCTGCACGAACGTCAACGGACAGCCCGCATACGGCACCGGCAGCCGCGTGGTGCTCACCGTCGCGCACCTGAACCACACCCCCGAGGACTGCCGGCCCGAAAACCTGCGCGCGATGTGCCAGGGGTGCCACCTGCACTACGACGCCGAGCACCACGCGCAGACGCGCCAGCGGGCACGCACGGCGGCTCTTGAGGCACAGATGGACCCGATGTTCGGCCCCGAGATTTTGGGGTGTGAGGGGGGTGCAGAACGTGCCGCAGTCTGAATACGTGCACGCGAATCAGAGAAAGGAACACCGTGGCTAACTCGGCCGGAATGCTCAAGGAATCAATCTGGCGCGACGGCCATTTCCGAGCGCTCACACGCACCGCGCAATGCACCTACGCGCAGCTGCTCAGTCAAAAGGATCTCGACCGCGCCGGGATACAACCGCTTCAAATCACCAAGTGGGCCAAGGGGTGCAACGAGATGTCCGTCGAAGACCTACAGGCCGACCTCGACGAGCTGGAGCGTGAACGGTTCGTGTTCTACGACGAGGACACTGACGAACTGTTCGTGCGCGCCTACATGCGCACCACCGAGGTCACCCGGTATCCGCAGTACCTCAAGAGCGCCTTGAAATGCGCCGTCATGGTGGCCTCGCCCAAGCTGCGCCATGAGTTGGCGGTCGAGCTACGTCGCCTGCGCAAGCCCGAGGCGACCAAGGTCGCCGATGAGATTGACCCGTCTGACCCTGACCCCGATGACACCGTGACGGAACCGTGCGAGAACCCTGACGGCACCGTGCCCGAAGGGTGCGAGAACCCTGCCGGAACCGTGAACCCTGACGGCACCCTGCCCGAACCCTCTAGGGAAAGGGTAAGGGTAGGGGTAAGGGAACTTACGTTGGTAAGTACTCAAGTTGGGGAGCGCTGCGCGCCGCCCCCCGAGTTCTGCCCCAAGCATCCTGGCGGCACCGAGGACCCGTGCCGCGCCTGCCAGCGCTACCGGGTGCAGTACTCCCAGTGGGCCGCAGACGACGCGGCTCTCGCCGCCGCCGAGCAGCGCGCACAACACCGGGGCGAGCGAGATGCCAAGCGCCAGGCCATCGCCGCGTGCCGCCTGTGCGACCAGGACGGCTACAACGGCCTCTCCGTCTGCGATCACGTCGACCGCTCGGCCACCGCCAGAGCCGGACTCGCCAGAGCCCGCGCAGCGCTCGAAAATCCCCGCGCTGCGACCGGATAGTCCCGAACGGCCCGAAAACCCGCCAGCGGCGACCACAGCCCCAGGAATCGATATGCGAACGGAGACACGATGACCCAGAAAACAGACCCCGAGTGGTTTACCTGCCCCGGGCTGGAAGAGGGCGGGCGCGTGGCCATCCAGCTCACCGACGGCACGCTGATCGAGGGGTACTGGTACGACGACGCGGTACACGACGAGCCGCGCAAGCCCGAGCCGGAGCCACCAGTCCCGACGTACAACCCCCACTGCTGGCCGTTCCGTGCGGGATTCAGAGAGCCGTTCTGGCCGAACCGCCCACCCGCGCCCTGGCGCATTCGGTGTGACGACGACGAGTGGTGGCTCATCGAGAAGCGCCAGACAGTCGGCTACGAGACCTGGTGCCGATTCGACACGAGCACAGAAGCTTTCGCCGCGTTTGCTGCCGGGGGTGCGTGATGAGAGACCGCGACCTCGATGGGCGGGTGCTGAAAATCCGTCGCTGCCGACACAACCAGCGCCACTACCGCGACGAGTACGGAAACCGGCGCTGCCGCGACTGCGACGCCTTCGTGCGACCGGTAGCCGGTGCGGTGATGTGCGCACCACCCAAGAGGGACGGGCGATGAGGCGCACGCGCCCCGGCGACGCTGACCGGATAGCCGAGCTCTGCTCCGAGGCTGGTAAGCCGTTGCAGCCCTGGCAAATTCAGTTCCTCACCAGGCTCGAGCAGCACGATATCGATGTCCAATTCGCCGAAATGGTAAGGGGATTCAACCGTTGACCAAGTGCAAGCGGTGCGAACGCGCAACCGATCTGTTCGTGTGCAAGGCCTGCATATCGGAGCTGCGCAAGCGCCTGGCTGATCTGCCGTGGTGGATCGATCGACTCACCGAGACCGCTGTCGGGCAGGCGAACCTGGGCGACGGTGCACGCAAGGGCGAGCGCCGCGACGTGCTACACGGTGACGACGCGCTCGTGAGCCACGTCGAACCGTTCCCCCGCGACAAGGACACCACCCCGACCGCCAGGGACCACCGAGACCGACACCAGGCCGCGCTGTGGCATGCCCTGGCACTCGGCCGGGTCAACGGACGCGCCAGCGACGAGCTCGACCGAATCCACAACGCACTGGCGACGACCATCCGCGACATGTGCGAGACGCGCGGGCTGGAGGTGCCCGAGTTCCGCACCCGGCCAAGGCCTCTGCCGGTGGTCGTCGAATCGGGTGCACGGCGGCCGGCAGATCGGTTCAGCCTCGATTCGGCGCCGCCGGCCCGGGCGGGCTCGTGTCGACGGTGCTTCGTCACACTGCCCGCCTCGGCGGCTGGGCCACTGTGCGACGACTGCGACGGCGCCCCAGAGATGTGCACGGCCGACGACTCCCCCGCGGATGACCTACGCGTGACCTACGCCGGAAGGCGCGGCGACGAGACGCATTCGATCGCGACGACGGCGCGCATGGCCAAGTGGCTGCACCGGCACGCGTCCAATATCGCGTTGCAGGAGAACGGCGCCGAGATCTGCGACGAGATCGAGCAGGTGTACCGGTCGATCACCCGGGTTGTGAACCGCCCACCCGAGCCCATGATCATCGGGCCATGCATCACCGACCCGGCACCCGACGAGGTGCTTGCCGAGCGGGGCCGCAAGGGCGACAACTCAACCCGGTGCGGATACGCACTCATGGCACCGAGCCACAGCGGCTCAATCGTGTGCCCCCAGTGCGACACCGCGCATTCGGTGGCCGACGTGCTGGCACGCAACCTTAGCGAGCTCGACGACCGCAACGCGACCGTGCGCGAACTCGTCGACGTGATACTCCCCCGCCTTGATGAGCACGTACCACAGTCGACCATCGAGCGCTGGATTAGACGCGGATGGGTGCCAGTGCGCGGCCGCGACGCCCAGGGGCACCAGATGGTTCGCATCGGCGACGTGCGCGCGGTGCGAGCAGAGCGGCCGAGGAACGCCAGAGGGCACGGCTAGGGGGCAAATCCTGAGGGGCGGCGTGCAACGGTTTGGTGCAACGGTTTGTTACCAATAACTTGAGGGCCGTACACACCCTGACGAGTGGGCCGGATTTCGGGCTAAATATCGGCCTGAAATGCGGTTTCCTGGACGTATGTACAGAGTTGCACATGTACTGGAGAAGACACTCCGTATCCCATAGGTGTGCAGGTCTCGAATGTGCTTGATCGCTCTGAAGGAACGCCCCAACCGGCGGACCGCTTCGGCGCGGGGAATCGACCGGTCTAGCGCGATCGCGATCTCCTGAGGTGTCCATGACCCATAACAGGCGATGTCGGTCTCGGCCACCCGCTCTAGCTCGGCTAGGCGACCACGTTTCTGGGCGAGCAGCTGCTCAATATCGCGGCCCCGGTACCGCTTTCGAGCCTTCTCCACCTGCACCCGGGTGCGGCCCAACCTCTCACCAGCCTGCGCGCATGACAGAGACCGATCCAACGCCACCGCCAACTCATCGGCGGACCACCGCCGCTGAGCTACACCATCAACCACATAGGCAGGCTACTGCCGAGGAAGCTACTTCTGGGTCTCGGTGCAGATGGTGAACTTGCGCACCGCATGCGGGAAACCACCCGTAGGACCACACCCAGCGTTCGTGGTGGTGTTCAAGATGACCTTGACCGGTTTCTCGCGATTCGGCTTCGACGTGTCATCGCACGTGGCGCGGACAGCGGTTACTTTGCCGATGCTCAGGCAGTCCTTGGCGCTCCACGCGAAGTCCAAGCAGGCGGTGAACTGCCCCTCGTCAGGGTTCATGTAGAACCTCTGGGCTACGTCTGCGGGGCACTGATCAGGTGTGGTGACACGCTGAATCACCTTGAACCCGTTTACTGGTGAACCACAATCGACAACCTTCAATGTGGCGTTGTTCTTGGGCCCTTCAAAACTGACGCATGCGCCAACAGGTGCGATAGATGCCCCAGGTATCCCCGAAGCCTGTTGAGGAAATTGCCCAGGAATTTGGTCGAAATCGGCTCCCGGCGCAGAAATAGCGGTGTCGGTCGATGTGCCCGCCGCAGGCTTAGCTTCTTGCGCGGAACAGCCAGCAATAGCAGCGACAACGATTGCCGCTACTCCAACAGCACTAGTTGGTCTTTGATCCACTGTCAAACTCTCCCGCCCGCTTGCGTTTTACTGCGTCCCAGATACCCCATGCGCCGAGACCGAAGGGCAACAAGAATCCCCAGAAAATCGGATTTTGGTAATAGACGAGTGCCCACACGTACACCAGCGACCATGCGAGCACCAACGCCGCAGTGATAACGCGGCCCTTAAAGGAAAACAGCACGTCTTTCAAGCTTCGCTTATCTTCCATCGCTATTGTCCTACCATCTGGGCTGGAGTTGGAACGGCCTGCTGAAGACCGTATGTCATCATCGGGGTAGTGGTGCCACCAATAAGACCACCAAGGCAACCCAAGATGGCTCCAGGTCCGGCACCAATGCCACCTTCCAGAGCGCCGAGCGCTGCGCCCCCAAGGGCACCGGAAGCACATCCGACGAGACCGCCGAACAGCGACTCCAGAATCGGCGGTTTGTCCTTCTCCTCCTTGATTCCTTCCTGGACACCTTTCTTGATCTGCGTGTCGATGTAGTTCTTCACCGAAGGATCGTTGAGGATCTGTTGAATCTGTTCCGGCGTCAGCGGCGGCGCCTTCTGGGTGCAGTCAGTACCCTGCGGGCACGGTGGTGTCGGGGTCGGAGTTGGGTCAAGCCCCGGCTCGAACCACCAAATGGGGCTGCGGCCCCCACCACCAAGAATCACGGGCGCAGCAGTCGTTGCGGCCGTGGTAGCTAGCTGCACGGCCGCCAGCTGGCACTGCTGCTTCTTTTGGTCCAATTGCTGCGTCGTATCGTCCTGCTTGTTTTGGGGCTGCTGCTGACTCGGCTGCTGTTGCGGCTGCTGGCCCTGCTGCGGCTGTTGAGGCGACTGCTGTTGCGGCGCTTGGTAATTAGGGTTGGGCTGACCGGGTCCCTGGGTGTATCCAGGATTGGTCTGATAGTCCGGGATCTGGGTGCCGTGAGCGGGCTGCTGGGCCTGCTGGGGCTGCTGCCCAGCCTGCTGCCCTGGAACCTGTTGCGCGCCAGGCGATCCCGTATTATAGATGCTGATACCCGAGTTCTGGTCCATCGGCGGCTGATTGTTGCCGCCTTGATAATCAGGCATTGAGCTAGGCATTTGCGGTGGCTGGAACTGAGAGCCGCCGCCGTCGGTCATTCCCCCGGTCGGCCCCGGCGGGCCTGTTGGCTCGGCAGCCACCGTCGCGACCGCCGAGAACCCACTACCGGGGAGGGCGTAGTCATCGACGATCTTCGCTCCACCGACAGTCAGCGCGACGATTGCCGCCAGCGCCGATGCCCGCCGCAAACCCGCAGGCATCGTCCAACGATCTTTCATGACCATGAATGCAACCGCCCCTTTCGGTCGACGCAGAGCGCGCCCCTGGCCAGATCATTGCACACACATGGTTGCCATGTCGATAAAACCCCAGCTATTGAGTTAGCCGTGGCAGCGCGAGCTTTGCATCTCCGCTGGTAGGCACGTCGTGAACACCGTCGCGCGGTACCGCGATCTTGGAGCAACATCGGCCATGGGACAGCACGTCTCGGTCGACGGGTCGGAACGTATTCGCCAGAACTCCATCCGTCTGGCCGCGAGCTGGCCGTCATGTCGGACCGTAGGCGTAGAACTGGCGAATGGACGCACGTAAGGCCATTCGTGAGGTCATCGAGAGCATCCCGAACCTGTTCGGGATAACCCGAGGTGTGACCATCGGCGCCGAAGGTCAGACCGAGACCGTTCTCTACACGCAGGCGCAGGTCGCCGACATCATCGCCTCGATACTGCCCGACGCCCTCAAGACCAAGGGGCATGTGGTGATCGCACTACCCGAGGTCGAGACCTACGAGTCCGGCCGCCGATACGTCCGAGTAGCCATCACCGCACAACCATGGTCTGACGGCGCCGTTCGCATCAGCCCGCACGGCGACCAGGTGGCCATCCGCAACGTGCCCGACAAACTGCCCATGCAGGACGCGCCAGCGCTGGCCTCAGCACTCATGGCCGCGCACACCCTGTGGCGTCGCGACACGCGAAAACCCATATCGCAGGCCTGACCTGCACGTATGGCAAAATGAGTCCCAACATGTCGGTGGGACAACTATGTCCACTGCATGAAAACCCCGGCCTAGCTGGGGTTTTCGTCGTTTCAGGGGCGATGTCCATTCCGCCCAATCTCATCCCTTAGCCCGAGGGGGACTCATGAAGCGCACCATTGCCCGCGCGCTGCGCAGGCTTGCGAATCGTCTCGACCCGTCGCGCGGCTGGACCGTCAACGTCGAATATGCACATGCCGCGGCCGGGCGAAGCGCTGGCGACGCGTTCAGGCAGCACATGCAAGCACCTGGAAACCCGTTCCCCTGATGGCCAATCAGCTCTTGGTGGATCTGCTCACCCGCACGTTCGCAGCTGGCGCACTACCACATCCCGGCGATGAGAAGTCGGGCCCGCGGACGATCCCGATTCCCGGCTTCCGCGCTACAGGAATGCCGGAGGCTCAAGCGCAGGAAATGATCGGCCAGGCCGCGAAACTGTGGGCCGAGGCGATTGAGTCGGTCATCGATGGCGAATTCGATGTACTCACCAAAGCCGATGCGGCACAGCTGCGCCGGGACGCAGCAGAAGCGCCGGACGGCACCCGAATCGTCACGCTGTACGACCGCACCGACTACCAGCGCGCCACGCCCTTGTTGGTGCTGACGGTCGGCAAGACCGATGACGTGACGATCGATGCCCGTCAACTACGAAAGTTCCTAGCCCAATGAGCAATATCAAGATCAGCGTCGACGGCAAGGTCCTCATGGACACCGACCCGGGTAAGTGGCGTTCCACGCCGCCGGATATCCCCGACCTTAAGCGCCAATCCGGCGGGCAGGGTTGGGGTCTGGCTGTGATGGTCACTCTCGCGCAGGCGGGCACGCTGGCCGAGCTGGGCCAGCCCATTGGGGATACCACGATGACCATCACTACCCGCGCCAACGGCTGGACGCTGGATGTGGAGCAGGACGGCAGCGAGCCATCCGTCGCACCCGTCAAGGTCGCGCCAGCACCTACGGCACCGCCAGCGCACGCCGAGGCCGATACAAGCGCTGGCCGCCAGGGGTTTTCGTCGGATGCGCCGATCATGGATGAGCCCTATGTCGCCGAGGCCAGGCCGTAAGGCCAGCACCACCGATCGCGGTCTGGGCTGGACGCACCGCCAGCATCGCGAGCGATTGATTCGTTGCCACACCGACGGCGATCTGTGCTGGTGGTGCAACCGTCCGATGTTCAAAGCGGCTGAACGTAATTGGGATGCAAGGGCGTTGGCCGCCGATCATTCCCTCGCCCGCGCGATGGGCGGCACCAGAGCCGACCGACTTCTGCATTCCACCTGCAACGGACAACGGGGCGACGGCAGTAGGGACCACAAGCGCCCCGCACTGACCGGCCAACCGAACCAGACCCACTTCCGGTCTGAGCGCCTAGCTATGGACTGGTGAACACGTATCGAGCTGACCGCGGCCAATCGCCGGGTTGTACAGCTGCCCCACATCCCCAAGGTTGTGGGGCTTCCTGCATTTCTGGGGGTGATAGTGGCCAGCCAGCCATGCTCCCAGTGCGGTCAACTGCGCATCGTTAGCCGCAACTCTCGCACCGAGATCACGTGCCAATCATGTCGGCGTATACAGCGCGCACAGGATGGCTGCACTGGCGATGATCAACGCGCGCTGAATCGGTATTACCAAGTGCGACACCGCGTCAAGGTCCGCACCAACCCGGTTGCCAAAACGAAGCCTGCAGCGATCACCTCAACATGCGAGGTATGTGGCCAGTCGTTCGCTGGCCGGCGCACGCTGTGCGACGCGCACCGCTGGCATCACAAGGGACACCGAAAGCGAGCCCGCAAGTACGGCGTTCAGTACGAGTACATCAACCCCCGCTCGATCTACGAGCGCGACCACTGGCAGTGCGGCATCTGCGGCCAACCGGTCGATCCGCGGCTGACATACCCCCATCGGATGAGCGCCAGCCTTGACCACGTGGTGCCGATGTCACTCGGCGGCGATCATCTAACGACCAACGTCCAATGCGCTCATCTCAAATGCAACATGAACAAGGGCGCACGGTGCTCTACCTGGTGACCGGCCCGCCTGCGGCCGGCAAGTCCACATGGGTACGACAGCACGCCAAGCATGGCGACATCACGATCGACTACGACGCCATCGCTTCGGTGCTCACGCCCGCGGGTGGAGACCCGCATGACCCGCCGCAGCACATCCGCTCGGTCACCAAGGCTGCACGGCTGGCCGCGATCGATACGGCGCTGACGTTCGCGGTCCAGTGCGATGTGTACCTGATCCACTCCATGCCCGGCGAGGGCCTGCTCGCGCGCTACCGATCCGCTGGCGCGCAGGTCATCACGATCGATCCTGGTCAGAGCGTGGTCATGGCTCGATGCAAAGCCGAACGACCGTGGCGCATGGCGCAGGCAGCAAAGCGGTGGTACGCCGACCAGTCGCACAGCAAACATGCGGGCACCGCCAGCAAACACGAGGGAGGTGTGATGTCGTGGTGATCGCCAGCCGATGGGCTGAAAAGCCCCTGACCAGCACCGATGCACACGTCCGAAAGTGTCATAACCGCAGGTCAAAGCCCCTCCCCCTGAAATTATTCGGGTGGGGTGGCCTCGTGACCCCCGGGGCGCCAGTCTCTTTTTTATTTTCAACCGGGAATGCGGACGGATAGCAATGTCCACCCGCAAACCGGCAAACCAGGCAGCAAAGCCAGCTAATACCCCAGTTAAGCGTGCCGCCCGGAAGCAAACAGCCAGCAAGACCCCGGGTCAGAAGCTCATCGACGATCTGTCCGAACCGGGCGACCCCTTCTCGCTGCGCATTCTCATCGAGCAGGCTGGGCACGCCGCCGACTACCTCGCCCGCATGAACGCACTACTCAATGGCGACCGGGAGACCTGGCTACAGGTCAAGATCGGCACCGAGACGACGGAGGTCGTCGTGAACAACGTGCTGATCCAGCAGCGCGCCCAGTCCGAGCAGCTGCGCAAGCTCATCGCGGCGGTTCACGCCCGGCGCGGCAAGGCACCGAGCAAGCCCAATGGCGCAAGCCCGCTCGAAAAGTACTAAGACGGGTCTTCCGGCTTGGGTCGGGTCCTGGCCACGCCTCAAGGGCCGCCAGACACCGGAATTCGAGTCGCGGCACCCCGGCGACGAGTCGGCGCAGGCAGACCGGTGTGGCCGGTTCGGGTTCGACATCGGGCTGCGCACCATGCCGTGGCAATGGCGCTCGCTCCAGGGCATCTTGTCGGTGCAGGACGCTACCGCCGAAGAGATCGAGGACGCCGCCCGCGAGGGACGGCCACCTATCCGGCTCTGGACCCACCGCGACGTGTGTATCGAATGCACACGCCAGCAAGGCAAGACGCTGCTGATCGTGCTGCTGATCTTGTTCCACATGTACGTGCTGCGCTCGGCGCGCATCATCTACACCGCACAGCGCTGGTCGACGGCGTACGACGTGTTCAAGCGTGTGTGGGCCGTGATCGATCGCGTGCCGTGGCTGCGGGAGAGGCTGGCCGAGAAGCCCTCCAAGGCCGGGAACCGTGGCGTGATCAAGCTGCGCGATCCGAACACCGGCCAGATCGTTTGCGAGGCCGAGTTCGGTCCCCGCTCGCAAGACTTCGGCCGCGGATACACCGAGATCGACCTCTTGATCGTCGATGAGGCCTACGACATCGACCCCGGCGAAGAACAGAACCTCACCGGCGCCCAGTCTGCGGCCAAAAACCCACAGACGGTGTACATCTCGACTTCACCGGTAGCCAGCATTCACCCGAAGTGCCACACGTTGACCGGCATGCACCGCCTCGGGCACCAGCAGGCCCCGGACCTGTACTACGCGCTGTACGCCGCGCCCCGAGACATGCCGCGCAACGAACCGGACACCTGGGAAGCGGCCCAGCCGTCCTACGGCGTGGCGACCAACGAGCGCGAGATCCGCTCCAAGCTGCAGAAGGCCAAAACCCTGGAGCAGCGCGCGATCTTCGACGCTGACTATCTCGGCTGGGGTGACTACCCGCCCGACGAGGAAGAGATCAGCTCGCCGATTCCCGAGGCGATATGGGGCGATATGGCCAATCCCGACGCCAAGCTCATCGGCTCGCGCGTGATCGCGGTGCGCCGAGCACGCAACCGTGACGCGTGGTCGATCACCGCCGCGCAGTGGGCCACTGACGGCCGCAGCCACATTGAGGTAGGTCCGCTGCGCAACGGCTCGCACACCGAGATCGCCAAGTACCTGATCGCCAAGGTGACCGAGTGGAACCCCATCGCCTTGGTGATCGACCGGAAGAACACCGCCAACGTCCTGGAACCGCTACTGACGGCCGCTGGCATCGAGCCCAACATGATCGGCACCCCCGAGATTGCCCTCGCCTGCGGCGGGCTGCTCGATGATGCGTTGGCGGGCAAGCTGTCCCACAGTGATCAGCCAGTCCTGAATGACTCGGTGGTCAGCGCGACCATGCAAGAGCTGCCACAAGGCGACTTCATCTGGGCAGAGGACTACACGGGCGCTGGAACGCCGCTGGTGTGCGTCTCGATGGCGCACTGGGCACTACTGAAGTTCGGCGTCAAGGCGCCCGCCAAGACCGTCAGCCCCCGCACCGGGGCCGCACGAGAGCACCAATCACACCGGCATAGCGCCGATTTCGACGCGATGAGCGCCGCATTCTGAGAAAGGGGGCGAGCATGGCCGATCAGCAGGCACCGAAGAAGACCGCCGCCCCGCGTACCGAACAGGGGTACGTGCTCAGCTCGGCCGGCGCGACCGGGTGGGGTGGACCTATCGATCAGTTCGAGCAGACCGCCGACCTGATTTGGCCGCTGTCGGTGTGGACCTACACGCGCATGGTCCGCGAGGACGCCCGAATCTCATCGGTGCTGCGGGCAATTGGGCTGCCGATCCGGCGCACCGCGTGGCGTATCCGCCAGAACGGCGCCAGCGATGAGGTCACCGAGTTCATCGCCCGTAATCTGGGTCTGCCCATCGAGGGCGCCGCCGACGAGGACGAACCCCAGGCGCGGTCCCGTGGCCGGTTCTCCTGGGACAAACACTTGCAGCAGGCCCTTATGGCATTGCGGTACGGGCACTCGGTATTTGAGCAGGTCTACCGTCTCGAAGGCGAGGGCGCCAACGTACGCGCCGTGCTGCGCAAGCTCGCCCCGCGTCCCCAGGTGACCATCGCCAAGTGGAACGTCGACCGCGACGGCGGTCTGATCTCGATCGAGCAACACCCCTCCAGCGGGTTCACCATGACATCGAGCGGAGTGGCGATACCCGCTGGCGGGCCGCTGGATTCGACCATTCCCATCAACCGGCTGGTCGTGTATGCGTACGAGCCCGATCCGGGTGTGTGGATCGGCAACAGCCTGCTGCGGCCTGCCTACAAGCACTGGAAGCTCAAAGACGAGCTGATGCGCATCGAGGCCGCCGCAGCACGCCGCCATGGCATCGGCGTCCCGTGGATCAAGGGCAACGAGAACGACTCTCAGGACGAAGAGCGCATGGACGCGCTGCTCGATGTCGCCTCTAAGTACAGCGGTGGCGAGTCGTCCGGCCTGGCCCTGGCTGAGGGCCAAGAGGCCGGAATCATGTCGCCATCGGGCACCCCGATGGACCCGCGCCGTGCGATCGAGTACCACGACCACCAGATGGCCCTGGTTGCGTTGGCGCACTTCCTGAATCTGGATGGCAAGGGCGGCTCGTACGCGCTGGCCAGTGTGCAAGCCGACACGTTCGTGCAGTCGGTCCAGACGGTCGCCGAAGACATCCGCAACACCGCACAGGCGCACATCGTCGAGGATCTGGTCGACCTCAATTTCGGCGAGGACGAACCGGCGCCGCTGCTGGTGTTCGATGAGATCGGTTCGCGCCAGGACGCTACCGCCGCGGCACTGCAAATGCTGGTCAACGCAGGACTGTTGACACCCGACGCCCGTCTTGAGGCCTTCATCCGCTCGGCCACTGGCCTACCCGGTCCCGATCCCAACGCGCCCGAGGCCGAACCGGAGCCCGACGACGAATCCGCCGCCGCGCCCCGCAACAGCGGAGGGCCGGTGCGTGTGCGCACCCATACCCGAGCGCGCCCCGGTGGCGCCAGCACGGCCACGAGGAACGGAGACCCGACGCTGTGGTGACCAAGAATCGCACGGCGGGCCAACGCCCCCCGTGGTACAGCATCCGCAATGCCGCCAAGACCGATGACGGCCCGGCCGAGCTGCTGATCTACGACGAAATCGATTCGTGGTACGGCATTTCCGCCGAACAGTTCGCCCGCGACCTGAGCGCGATCGACAACGATGCCATCACGGTGCGCATCAACAGCCCCGGCGGCTCGGTGTTCGACGGCATCGCCATTCTCAACGCGCTACGTGATCACCCCGCCACGGTGACCGTCGTGGTCGACAGCCTCGCGGCCTCGATCGCCTCGGTGATCGCGATGGCCGGCGATGAGATCGTGATGAACCGCAACAGCCAGATGATGGTGCACAACGCCTGGGCGGCGTGCGTCGGAGATGCCCGCGCCATGGAGAAGAGCGCGGCGCGACTGGCCCAGCACAACAGCAACATTGCGCAGATCTACGCCGACCGGGCAGGGGGCACCGTCGAGGACTGGCTCGACGTGATGGCTGAGGAAACCTGGCTGCTCGCCGACGAAGCGGTCGAGGCCGGTTTGGCCGATCGTGTCGTCGAGCTACCCGAGCCTGACTCCAAGTCGGCCGCCGCGCGTGCATCGGTGTTCGATCTGTCGGCGTTCCGCTATGCCGGACGCCAGTCCGCGCCTGCGCCACGAATTCCGCTGGTGCACAACAAGACCCCTCGGCCCGAGAAGGGCGAGGTCAACAGAGGAAAGGAGCCCATTGTGGCAACCCTGAATGAGGGCCTCGCCAAGCTGCTCGGTATCGATGCCGACGCCGACGACGAGACCATTTTGTCTGCTGCCGCCGAAGCGCTCGAAGAGCGTGCTGACGACGGCCAGGAGAGTGACGAAACCCCGCCCGCTGCACCGACTTTGGAGCAGGCCACGGCGGCGCTCGCCAAGGCCGGTATGACGGTCGTCGAGCGGGCCCAGTACGAGGCCACCGTCGCGGCCGCGCAGGCGGGTGCCGAGGCGCGCGCACAGCAGTTGCGCGAGGGTGACGAGCGTGTGGTCGATCAGGCCATCGCTGATGGCAAGGTCGCCCCGGCGCGTCGCGAGCACCACTTGCAGGCGCTCGCCGCCGACCGCGAGGGCCACACCGCCGTGCTGGCCGCGCTGGCACCCGGGGTGGTCCCTCTCGCCGAGACGGGGCATTCGACGCAGCCCGCAGACGGTCCGGTGCCCAATGACCTGAGCTGGTTTGACTCCGCGCCCACCGCGCCGAGTTCGGAAGGGAAGGAATAGATCATGACCAACGAGAACGTGGGCGTCTACGAGCCCGGCCGCGATATCACCGGCCGCGCCACAGCTGCCGTCACCGGTAAGCGGTTCCTCAAGATCAGCGGCAACCGCACCGCCACCGGCAACATCGCCGTGGCGCCTGCTGATGCGGCGGGCCGGGTGTGCGGCGTCTCCAAGTACGACGCGGCCAGCGGCGACATTGTTGGTGTGGCGCGGGGCAATTCGCGTGTCACCTACGTGACCGCCGACGGCGCGCTCGCCGCATTCGATGAGGTCGAGGTCGGCACGGCCGGCAAGGCCAAGAAGTTCGCCAGCGGCGTCGCCGTTGGCTACGCACTGTCCGCGGCCACCGATGGCGCCGACGCCGAGATCAGCCTCTACTAGGAAAGGGCTACCCACTATGACAACATCTCCCGTCGCGTACCCGCTGGGTGCGCCGGTCATCAATGACAACAAGATCTCGGTCGACCTGGCATATAAGCAGCCCGGCCGGATCACCAAGCGGCTCTCGGACCTGACGCTGCAGAAGTTCATTGCCCCGGAACTGTTTTCGTCCTCGGGGGCGAGCACCACCGCCGGGGCGATCATCTACGACGTGATCCGCATCAACGAGCTGTACACCAAGAACGATGTGGAACAGCGCGGCCCGTCCGATGAGTACACGATCGTGCAGGGTGAGCGCACGCAGCCCGAGGTCGCCAAGTCCGAGGACTGGGGTGGCAAGTTCTGGATGTCCGATGAGGCGATCCGGCGCAACGACCGCGCCCAGATGGACCGCCTGACCACACAGCTGGCGAACACGCTGGTGCGCAAGATCAATCAGCGCACCGTGGCCGTGCTGGAGGCCGTAATCGCCAGCCTCGGCGGCGCGGGCGTCATCCCCGGACACGACTGGGGCAACGTCACCCTGACCGGCAACAACCCCACGCCCAACAACGCCCGGCCATTCGCCGACATCATCGCCGCGCAGCTGGCCGCCGATGTCGAGGAATTGGGCTACGTCTACAACGTGTGGGTCGTCAACCCCGTGCAGTACGCGGACCTGCGCATCGCCTACGGACCGGACTTGCCGCAGATCCTGGCCGACGCCGATATCTCGATGTTCCGGTCCAACCGCGTCGCCAACGGCACCGCCTACGCGGGTGTGCGCGGCGGTGTCGGGTTCCTGGACTACGAGCAGATGCTCTCGACCGAGACCTGGCGCGAGCCCAAGACCAAGCAGAACTGGGTCCAGTCTTCGGTGCTGCCCATCATGGGCGTCACTGACCCGTACGCGGTCAAGAAGGTGACCGGATTGAAGGGCGCCCCGTAATGCCCGAAGTCACAGAACATCGGGTGACTGCGGCGACATGGGAATACCTCACGCCCGCAGGCACTCGGCGGCGCGCGTTTTTCGGCGAGCTCGTCACGCTCACCGACGAAGAGGTCCAGCGCGGCCTCGCCGTCGGTGCACTCGGTGTTGAGCTGCCGGCCGAATCGACCGATCCCGAAAGCGACTCGGCCGAGGCGGATACCTCCGATGACGGCGACACCGACAGCGGTGACGGTGGGGATGGCGATCCCGAAAGCGACTCGGCCGAGGCGGAAGTCACCGATGAGGGCGACAGCGGCGACGGTGGGGATGGCGATCCCAGCTCCACCGCAGGCGATTCCGGGAACCCGAGCCTGGCCACCGGTACCGAGGGTGATGCGCCCCGTAAGAAGCCGCTCAAGGCCGCGACCAAGGCCGTCCTGGTCGACTGGCTGATGGCCAACGGCACGTATGACCGTGACGAGCTGGAGGCACAGGAGAAGGACGACCTGTGGGCGCTGATCGAGGCCACGGACTAGTTTCGTGACCGACTTCCTTGACGTAGAGGCGTTCGCCGCCATGTTCCAGCCGCTGTCGGCAGCCGAGAAACTGGTGGCGGCGCCTCTACTGACGGTCGTCTCCGATTGGATACGCGACAAGAAACCGGCCATTGCCAACGATGACCCGGCGGCCAAGGTGGTCACATTCGAGGTCACCCGGGACGCGCTGATGTATGGCGAGTTCGGCCCGGTCTCATCGTTCACCAAGACAGTGGGCCATCGCACCAAACAGGCTGCGATCGATCGCGAAGCCGTCGAGAAGTTCATCGCACGCCGCCACTACCGCATGCTCGGCCTGGCGCTACAGGCCAAGGCGCGCGGCCACTTCCCCAGGGGTGACTACTGATGGACACCCTGGGCGGGCAGCGGCTCGCGATCGTGTGGGATGTGCCGGTGCTCGACGGGCAGGGCGACCCGATCTTGGACGAGTACCGCAAGCCGCAAGTCACCGAACGCGTTGTATGGGTCGATAACTGCCTGTTCGAGGTGCAGTCGACGGCCGAGGACAACCAGGCCATCACCACCACAACCACTGAGCAATCGTGGGCGTTCCTGCCGGTCGTCGATGGCCATATCCCCGCCGTCGACGGCACCGGTGCCGCCGCGCCCGTCGCGGTCACCGACATCCGATCGGCGCACCGGATTCGCCACCTGGACCGCGATCACAGCATGGTCGGTGACGCGGTGCTCGAATTCGACCTCGACGGCCACGAAGATCATGTGTTCTGTATCTGCCAGCGCAGGGTCGGCTGATGGCCGCAGATCGCAGACCCAACCCGCTGGTCGCGTTGGGTGTGCCGCAGTCCGAGATCGACAAGGCGATCCACACCTCGGCGCAAGCCAAAGCCGAGAAGGCGCGCGTCGGCAAGGAGATGGCCGCACACGCCAAGTCCATCTCGCCGGTCGATCACGGCGACTACGGCGCGGCGTGGAAAGTGCAGCAGGGCAAGGGCCGTGACGATGACACCAAGGTCATCAACGGCAACTTCAAAGCCCACTGGATCGAGGACGGCACCGGGGGCACCAGCCCGACACCGGAGTTCGCCGTCGCGGCCCGCACCGCCATCGCGTTCGGCGGCACCGCCGCCGATGTCATCAACAGGCCCGACTGATGACCGTCGCGCTGCATGAGCAGATGCCCCCCAACGCGATCGTGATGATGCTCGCCCACCTCGCACCGCTGGGCCCCTGCGACATCGAACGCAAGCCCGACGATCCGCTGCCGTTCCGCCAAGTCAACATGATTGACGGCACCTACGACGCGAACCTGTTCTACTGCACCGCTGTCCTGTCGATCCACACCTTCGGCAAGACGATCACCGAGGCGCAGCGCGAGGGCGCCAAGACCGATCGGCGGATCATGCTGCTCGGTAGCGAGATCGTCGATGTGCCCATGCCTGACGGCACGGCCGCCAACGTCGACTACATCGACTTTCAGCAGCTCTCCACGCTGCGCGAATACAAGGCCGACAACGCCTTTCGCCTCAAGGCGATCTGCGAACTCGGCTTGTCCTTCATCTAAACGTCGCGGTCCCTCGATCGCGTCGCGGCGCTGTGCCGCACCAAATCGCCGGAATCTGTTCCCCTTTCCGGTTCCTCACCCAAGAAAGGAGCGTCACATGACGCAACCCACAACCGGCGTTGACTGGAGCGACGGCGGATTCAACGACGTTGATAACCGGTTCGCCATTCGTGGCCCACTGGTGGCCGTGCTGATCCGCGACTACCGCGGCGCCGCGACCGATATCAGCCCGCACGTGTTCAACCCGCTCACCGAGGACGGCAAGCTACGCCCGGATCTGTTCGCGCAGCGCAAGATCGGCGGCGAATGGCGCACCAACCCCGAGCCCAACCAGGGCTGGCTGTTCATGGGTGCCAACACCAAGACCGGTGGCCCCGAGCGCGAACCGAACGTCGATGTCAGTCCGCTGGAGATCTTGCAGTCGAATTACCCGATCGAGAACGACATCACCAAGATCGGCAAGACGGTGAAGTTCACCCCGATCGAATCGCTCAAGCCGTTGGTCAAGCGAGTGCGCAACAACCTGCCGCTACAGGACGAGGACGGCAACCTGCTGGTCGAGGACGCCGGTCAGAAGGACTTTTTCGTCGGCACCCCGCTGGAGGCCGATTTCGTTCCCCGCCAGCTGCTTTTGGTGCGCGCACGGTCCCGGGCCGGCGGCAAGCTGTACACCGTCGAGCCCATCCCGCTGTGCAAGCTGACCAAGATCGGCGCGGCCAAGATGGACAAGGAAGACGCCGACGCCGCCGAGTTGGAGTTTTCGCTCGAACCTGACCCGTTCTTCCTGATCCCCGATCCGCGCAACCCGGGCATCCTGATTCCCGGCCTGGATGGCGAATGGGTCGGCGGCAAGGGCTGGACCACGATTCAGGGCGCCCCCAAGGTGTCGAACACCCCGCCGACGGTCACCCCCGGTGCCGCCGGTAAGGCCTCGATCGTGTTCGCCGACCCCACGGGCGCCGGTGATCCGTTCACCTTCGTCGCCGAAGGCACCATCGATGACGGGACCACCTGGCTGCCCGCCGAGCTCGATGGGCCCGCGGTCTCGTCGGGCGGCAACACCACGGTCAAGGTCAAGGGCGTGGCGGCCGGTGCGACCAAGTTCCGCGTGAAGGTGACCGGTACCAACGGCGCTTCGGTCTACACCCCGAAGTCTGCCGCCGTGACCATCGCCTGATGAACCCTCACCTGGCGGGCGTCGGGCTGCGCCCGCCAGGTGAGCCCCACCGCCATTGCAGCCCGAAACCCCAAGCCCACCAGCCCGAAAGGAACAATCATGAGCTCCGAAGACACCAAGGACGTTCTACACCCCGTCGACCCCAGAAAGGCACGCGAGCAGGCCGCCGATCACCTCGGATTCATGGCAGGTGTGCCCTTTGATCTCGGCGACGGCGAGATGTGGGAGCTGCCCAACCCGGCGTTTCTCGATACCGAGCAGCGCAAGCGGTACCGCGACTACCAGCGGGACATGAAGGCCCTCGACAAGGAAACGGTCGATCATCCTTTCATCGACGGCAAGACCATCGAGCAGAACGTGTACCCGTATCTCAAGGACGGCAAGGATTACGACCCCGACGAGCAGCTGTGCATCGCACTCATGGGTGAGGACATCTACGCCAAGTTCCTCGCCGCGGGCGGTGTTCCCGGCCAGATCGATACGCACTGGAAGGTGATGCAGCGCCAGCTGGAGGAGCGGACAAAGATCGACTCCAAAAGTAATTGAGGCAGTAGCGCTGTGGTGCCGTTGGCCCAATGCGATCGAGGCTGATCTTCGTTTTCGCGGTGTGCGCATCGCTGATTGGCACCAGGGCACCCGCGATGAGCGCGGCGCCCTGGTGCTTTCCAGCCGCCAACTACTGTCGCTGATCCACCAGCTGCCCGAAGACTCAGAGTTCAAAACCCATGCGCCGCCGCCGTTTGGGCGCGACGGTGACTGGACGGTCATGCAGAAGATTGCCGCCGAGACACACAACGAACTCGCGGCATACCGGGCCAGCCAGTACGCGGGCACCCCGCACGAATACATGTACACCAAGTACTCATCGCCGCTGGATTCTCGCAGGCAGCACGAACTTGACTCCGCTGAAAACGAATTCATCGAGTCGGCACGAGAAGAGTTGCTAGAAGACGTGTTTGGCGACCAATGATCAGGAGGTGAACCATGTCCGTGCAGATACCCATCGGGGCCGCCGCTGATCATCGGTCGTGGAAGCGGGTCGCCGATGACGCCACACGCACGTTCGGCAACGCGGGTAAGGATGCCGGCCGCGATTTCGCCAACGCGCTGGCGGGCAGCTCAAAGGATGTCGAGAAGTCCCTTAAGCGCATGGGCGACAGGGCTTCTGATGCCTACGACAAGGCAGCATCAGCCGTCGGGAAACTCAAGTCCGAGGAATCCGAACTACAGCGGCTACGCGACCGCGACGCCGACGGCGCACGGATCATCCGCCAGACCGAGAAGGTCAACGACGCGCGGCGCGCCGAGGCTCGTGCTGTCCGGGACGCAACGCGGGCATACCGCGAGTATCAAGAAGCTGCCGACGAGGCGAGCCGACGCAACAACACCAACCTTGTTGACGGTATGCGCGCCCAGGCTGGCCGGGCCGCCCAGCTCGGCCGCGACATGGGCAATGGGTTCTCAGGCGGATTCACCCACGGGGTGAGCAGCGCGGCCTCGATCGCCCGACTCGGCACCGCTGGCGGGCCAATCGGCGCAGCCCTGTTGGGTTTGACCGCCGTAGGCATCCTCGTCGGAAGTCGGCTCTCCAACGCCATCGCCGAAGGCATGGCCACCACGGCCACCACCAAGTTGTTCCAGGGCCGCATGGGTCTGGATGACACCTCGATGAGTAATTACGCCAAGGCTGCCGGTCAGTCCTACGCCAACAACTTCGGCGCCTCCGTAGCGGACAACCTCAGCGTCGCTCAAGCGGCCCTGCGCAACAACCTGATCAAGCCCAACTCGCCCGATGACGAAATTCAGTACACGATCCAGCAGCTCCAAGGTGTGGCGCAGGTCGTCGAGAAGACCCCGCAAGAACTCGCGCATTCCGCGACCCAACTCATGCGCACCGGCCTTGCCAATAGCGTCACCGAAGCACTCGACATCATCACCGCGGGCTCACAAAAGGGCTTGGACGTAACCGGCGACTGGCTCGACTCTATCGGCGAGTACTCCACGCAATTCCGCAAGCTCGGCCTGACCGGCAGCGAGACAATGACGCTGCTCAAGCAAGGCATCGAGGGCGGTGCCCGCGACACCGACAAGGTGGCCGACTCCCTCAAGGAATTCAGCATCCGCGCGGTCGACGGCAGCAAGTCGACCAAGGAAGGTTTCGAGGCGCTGGGGTTCAACGCCGACGAGATGGGACGGCGCTTCTCCGCAGGCGGCGAGCAAGCACACCAAGCATTTGCCGCGGTGCTCACCGGACTACGCAATCTTGATGACCCGGTTCAGCAAGCCCTTGTGTGGCAACGCCTTTTCGGCACGCAGTGGGAGGACATGGGCGATGCTGTCAACAAACTCGACCTCGACCCGGCTAAAAACCAGTTCAAGGACTTGCAAGACACCTCGCAGCGGTCGACTAAGACCGCGACGGAGACGTTCAAGTCCGAATGGGAAAGCGCAACCAAGACGGTCGATCAGTGGTTCACCGACCTAAAGACCAGTATCTCGGATTGGTTTGTGGATCTGCCTGTCATCAGGGACATCCCGACGATGATCAAGGATCTGTTCAGTTCCTCACCGCCACCGCCGCAATACGCCGCACCGCTCGGCGGTACGCATCCCGGTACCGACATCCTGGCCAACACCCTTCCCGGTGCGCCGGGCGCGGGCTCAACCGTCCTGCCTCCAGCACCCGGCGACAACTCAGCACGCACACTGCTCGGCAGTGCGCTCGCCCCCGGCACCGCCCTGCCCCCGCCGGATGCCCAGCGCGGCAATGCTGTCGATAACGGTCCACAGGCAGGCGACAGGAAGCCGATCGCACCGGCCGGGGACGACGACAAGACCAAGGCCCCGATCGATCCGAGTCTTTGGTCGGTGGAGTCAAAGCCCGTTGCGATGCCGCCAGGATTGGCGAGCGCGCCGACCGGCGTACCCGGGGTGCTGGTCTCGTCTCCCAAGGGCGGGCCCGGGCTCGGTCGCTACGAGGTTGACCCTATGCGGGTGTATGACGCTGAGTCGTCGGCGATCCGGGCCAAGAACTCTCTGGAGCAAGACCGCATTGCGTTGATCCGGCTGGAGCAGCAGGGTAACGCCGATCAGGACGCACTACTGCGAGCGCGCAATCAGGTTGCTGACGCCGAACGCTCGTACGTTTCGGCGCAGATGAAACTGGCTGAGGCGCAGCAAGGTACGTGGAAGAAACTGGAGAGCTCTACGCAGGGACTGGCCGACGGCATGGGCCAGATCGGTGCGGCACTGGACAAGGATTTCGGGATCTCCAAGGGCCTGCCGGGGCTGGCCGAGAATCTGACCAAGTTCCTGGCCAATATGGCGGCGGCCCCGATCCTTGGCCAGCTCGGCGCGGTCAGCCAGCTCAACCCGTCCAAGGGCGGATACGGCGCTATGGGCATCCTGGCCGCCCAGGGCGTGTTTGGGCCGCAGTACACAGGTGTTGCCCAGGACGTTGCCATGGCGGGCATCGGGCCGATGGCGCTGCAACAGGGTGTAAATCCCAACCTCGCCGCGATGTATGCATTGGCCGCGCGTGGCGGAAAGTACGCTCCGGCATCTGATCTGCAGAACGGGCTGGCCGACTGCTCGGGTGCCGTCTCGGATTTGGTGGAGGTGCTGCGCGACGGGAAGTCCTCACCGGCACGGCTGTTCGATACCACTGCGTTCGCCACCGATGCCAGCGCTGCCAAGCTCGGTTTCCTGCCCGGCTACCAGCCGGGTGCCTTCAATGTCGGTGTGAATCCCCTGCCGGGGCAGCAGGGCCACATGGCCGCGACGCTGCCCAACGGCATGAATTTCGAATCTGGTGGAGGACACGGCCCGATGCTGGGAGGCTCGGCGGCCGGTGCCCTCGATAAGCAGTTCCCCAAGCAGTACTACATGCCCCTTGGTTCGGGCACGTCGAGCGCACCGTCGCCGCAGCCGATCGGGCCCACGGTCGATTATCGGGCGCTCTACCCCAAGACGGCCGGTCCTGGCGTAGCGGTCACCGGTGATCCGTCCCTGGGCGGTACCGATCCGGTGATGAGCGATCCGACGTTGACCAATCCTGCATTGACAGCGGGTATTCCGGCCGCTGGCGGCGGGTGGGGTGGGGCTACCGGGCCTGCGCAGGCGTGGAGCCCGTCATCGACGCGCATTGGTGGTGTGGAACCGGCGACGGGTTCGGGTGCGGGCGGGGTCGGTATCACTCCCGGCGGCACCATCGATACCGCGATCGGGATGGCCGCCTCGGCGGCCGACATCTTCGCCCCGGGTGCCGGGCAGGCGGCGCAGACCGGGATCAAGCTGGCCAACAGGGCGATTCAGTTTGGTGCGCAGGCTGCAGGTATCGGGGTGCAGGGCTCGATGGATACGGTGCTGCCGACCGCGGGTTCGGAGCTGGCCAACAAGAGTTGGCTGACCAAGATCCTCGGTGGTGTCGCTGGTGCTGCCCCGGCGATCCCGAACGTGGCCGGCAAGGCGACCGCGCCACCGAACCCGAATCAGGGCGACCCGAACGCCCAAGGCGGCCCCGTCAAGGCGGGCGACACCAACATCCACGTCACCAACAACCGCGCCACCGAGGACGGTACCGGCCGCGATATCGCGTTCCATCAGCAGGCCCGCAACTCCGGGCCGGGGATGTGACCGTGACGATCCGCTATCCGGCCAACCCCGTCACACCCCATGGCTGGTATCACCTCGTCAACGGCGAAAAGCCCATGATGCGCCTGACCGCCTTTGACGGGTCGGTCGAGATGTTCATGATCGGCGGGTACGCGATTCCCGACCCGTACACGGCGCCGGAAGCCGTGCATTTGATCGACCTCGAAGGCCTCATCGCGCCGTGGAAGCACGTCACCCAGAAGGGTGCGACCGAGGATGGCGTTCATCATATCGACGCGTTTTTGGATCCGGTCGAGGTCAAGCTCACGGTCAAGTGCCGGGGCCGCAACGCCGCGCGCACGCGCCGGGTCTATCGGCATCTGATTGATTCACTGGACGCCATCAAGTGTTCCCGGCTGGACTTTTTCGATCACGATGCCGGGTATTGGTGGGCCGACGTGCGTTGGTTCCAAGGCGGGCAACCCGATCCGGTTTCGGCTATGCGCAAGGGCACCTCGCAGAAAGCCACGTTGCGGCTGCAGGCCGACACCGGCACGTGGAAGTCGTTCGACCATGCGGACTCCTTCGCGTTCACCTACGACGCGATGACCGACACCTTCGCGACCGATCATCGTCAAACCAAGGATCTCGGCGCGGTTCCGCAGCGCTACAGCGGCCCCGGCGGCGGGTTCTGCACCTCCTACAACGACCAAATGCGTTGGTGGGACGACCCCGAACACGGGTTTGGCACCCAGTGGCGCCGGGTCATCAACGGGCCCTGGCCCGATTTCGACACCGATACCGATAACCAGGTCGTCTCCCAGGTGCACGGGGGATTTCAGGAGTGGTCGGTGCCCGACTCGGGCCGAAACATCCTGGGCGCGCGCATGAACCGCAATCCTGACGGCAGCTGGGCGGGCGACGGGGTGTTCGTCGAGTACGGCGCCATGTACATGCGCCTGTACTACACGATCAACTTCGTTGAGACCACCTTGCGCAGCTGGCCGCTGGCCATCCCCATCGGGCCGCTGCCGGGCGAGAAGTTCACGCTGGTGTGCGGCACCGAGGATCACCCGCGCACGTTCCGCGTGCTGCGCAACGACATGGAGATCTTGTCGGTCACCGAAACCGGGACGGGCTCGCCTCTGGGCGTGGACCATCGCGGCGTCGGCAACGGCATGTTCGCTGCCGGTGCGGTGATCAGCCAGGCCACGCCGTCCCCTATCCGCAAGCTTTCCGCGGGCGATAACGCTGCCGTCGCGCAAACCGGGTTCCTCAAGCGCATCAACATCGGTGATCAGGACATGTACGACGACTACGTGCTGTTCGGGCCGTTCACCAAGGTCAAGATCTACGACGGGCCCGGCTCGGACCAATATGTCGAATTCGGGCCGCTGCTACCCAATCAGGTGGTGTTTTTGCGCACCGATCCGCGCGTGCACACCACCTTGGTGAAAGACCTAACCTCGGTGCCGCCCTCACCGCAGGAACTCGATTTGTTCCAGGAGGCGATCGAGAAGTTCATGAGCTTTGCGGGCATGAACGGTACGGCGTTCGCCGATCAGATCAAGTCGCAGTTCGGCATCACCCCGCCGCAAGGCCCGCTGTACAAGTACCTCAAGGGCCGCTTCTCCAAGAACGCGGCGATACCACCGAAATCACCGGGCAATCCCGCGCAGCCGTATTTCGTGAAGGTCTCGATCGAGGGCGGCAACGCCGACTCCAAGATCATCGCCTCGGGCACGCCGCGACGGAGATACCCGCTCTAATGCGCAATGCGTTGCGCCCCTGCGATCCAGGGGCCATCTCGTGATGCCCATATCCGATGAGCAGCGCTGGGAGGCCGCCAAGCGCTCGGGCGATATCGCGCGGATCGCCACCACCGCCCGCGCCCTGACCGAGAAAAACTCGAAGGTCGACACCAGCTATCGGTTCACCGTCTGCGACAAGATGTGGACCCCGATGGCCTCGGTGGGCTCTGACCTGATGGAGGGTTCGGGCGCCCGGCCGCGCAACGACTGCCCCACCGGAAAGCTGATGCTCAAGGGCAGCTCGCCACTGATCCAGATGTTCATGGACTGCCGCAACACCCTGGTCGGGGTCGAGATGGAGACCGCCGGCAGCCGACAGAACTTCTACACCAAGGTTCACCGCTACCGCTACGAAAAGGGCGCGTGGACAGGCAATGTCGAGATGCGCGGCATTTGGGACATCCTGAACTACTACGTGATCTGGCCGACGTGGTGGCTTCCCCTTGCCGCCCAGCCCATTTCGCACGCAATCTTCATCTGGGCGCTACAGACCTGCGTGGAGAACATGGTCGCCGAATGCGCGCTGCGCATCCAGTCCGGGTGGCTGGAGTTCGTCAACAACGGCCTGTCACTCAACGGCGACATCCGGGCATGGATGGGCACCATCTTGCAAGCCCTCAAGCGCGACAAGCTCTCGGTGCAGACCTTCGGCAAGATGCTGCGCACCCCCACCTATGTGCAGCGCACCAACCCGTTCCTGGACACATCGCCCATGTGCGCCAAGACCGTTCGCATGGAAACCTGCGGAACGGTCATCAAGGATGTCACCCGCGCCTACGGTGTGGACACCCGCATGGACCTGTGGCGCCCGGGTGACCCGCAACCGGACAAGTGGGCCAACCTCGATTCGCCCACCTACGTGTTTTCCACCCGGGACCGCCAGCAGATCTCGGGGCCCACCAAAACCGTTGCCGATTCGGTGATCAAGACGGTGATCGACCTCGGCGGATCACTCGGTGACATCTTCAAGCCAGTCATCCAGCAGGTACCCGGTATGAACGGGGTGTTCTACGCCCCCAAGCTCGGTGTCGATTTCGAGCAGCCCTACGCCTACGTCGTCGCCCCCGAAGAGGGCGAGGACTCCAACATCATCAACTGCGAAATCGCCGACCACACCCCCGAGGGCTGGCAACACATCATCGGCGGCCGTTCTCCAAAGTGGTTGAACGACTTAATGAATGCCACCTTCGCATGGTTGATCGATTCGCTGATGATCGTGGTCGGGTTCTCCGGCATCCCGTCGGATCTGCTCTCGGGATTCCTGAACAACAGCTTCCTGGCGTTCCAGATGGTCCAGGTGTACCAGGTCCGCGACGAGGTGGGCCCTTTTCATCCGGCGATCGAGCGGTTCTACCCGACCGCCAGCGCCCCGTACAACATCGAAACCATGTTCGCGTTCATCAACGCGATTTTCGATGCCCAAGGTGCTACCACGGCGCAGGTCACTTTCCGCAACGGTGACCAATATGCCTTGGGCCGAGACATTTTCGAGGGCGGCCTGATGTCGCTGGTGTATCACCGCCGAACCAAGATGATCACCGACTACATCGAAAACACCATGTGGCGCATCACCCCCACCGAGCAGACCACCTTGGTGCAGCTCGGTGACGGCCGCCGCGACGAGGCCCCCTTGGGCAGGATTCAACGCTTCATCACTGGCGCATTCGAAGCCATCAACGTCATCACACTGGCCCCCCAGTCCTAACCGGAGGTAACCCACATGGCTTGGCCTATCGTCGATTTCAACGGCGCACGCTACTACCAGGGACAGGGCTACACCCTGGTCCCGGTCGACGGCACCGGGGTGGCGCACGTGCTGCTGCGCGAAGACGGCGGAATCATGGGAGGGGTGTCCGGGGTCGAGCAGGGCCCGCCCGGAAAGCACGCCGAGTTCGACGAGAAGATCGACCTGACACCACTGGCCCCCGAAGACGCGACACCCGATTCAGCATTTTTCGAACTCATTACTCCCCCAACGGACAACACGCCCGGCAGGTGGAAGATGCACCTGGCGCTACACACCGGCAAGACCGGTAAAGACGGCGCGACACGCTGGAATCCGCTGGACCTGTCGACTAATCCCAAGGCGGGGTGGATTCCGGCCGTCAAAACCGACCTGCTCGGTTTTGAGCTTGTGCCGCAAAAGGTTGCCGAGGTGTTCTACCCGGGCGAGATCAAGAACATCGGTACGGGCAACGCGAACGGGACTATGGCCGCGATCGACATCCCTCCCCGCCCGTGGCCTCGGCGTATCCGCGCGCAAGGCCAAACGGTCGTTACCGGCGAAGCGGCCGACGTGCGCGTGAATCTGCTGGCCCGGATCAACGGCGAGGCCAACGGCAACATCGTGGGCCGCTGCGTGGGCATCGCCCAGACTGATCGGCTGGCGTTCTCACCGGGCAAGCCCATCGGCCCCGGCAGCACCACCGACGACTACGACACCATTCCCGCTGGCACCTCGGCCACCGTACACATCCGGTGCGAGCGCCAAACTGGCACATCGACGTACACCGCCACCGCCGCGATGTCGCACTTCAACATAGAGGCCTGGCCGCTGTGAGCGACAACCTGCCCGAGATCCCCGATTGGGCAAGAGATGTCCCCTCGGCCCCGGTACACCGCGAGCAGGGTGGCGGTCTCACGAGGCCGTTCACAGCCCAAGAGCTCCAGGAGTTCGGCAAGGGGTTCATTGAGCAGTTCCTCGGTCGCGTGGTGCTCGCGGTCATGGGGCACCTCATTCCCGGTGTGGGTTCGTTTGATCAGCTGCGCGAGTGGGCCAAAGACAAACCTGGTCTCGGCGATCTGGTCGAGCTGCTGACCGGGATCGAGGACGGCGACGAAAATGATTTAGGGACATGGGCCCTCGGTATCCGCAACGCCCTGGCTGGCATCGATCTGGCCCACCCCGAATCGATCCTGACTGCTATCGCCAAGGTGGCGGGCCAGTTCCTCAAGGGCGTTATACCGGCGTCGTGGGTGGCTGATGTGGCCCACGACCTACTGGGCGGCGCTGGCGGATTCACCGACCCGAAGATGGTCGAGGACAACCCGTACTGGCGATTCGACGCCGCCCAGAACGGGCACCTGTCGGGCAAGTCGATCTACGTCAACGCCGACGGCCATCTGTACGCGATCAGCGTCAAAGACCCCTTCGAGGTGGCGCCGGGCCAGACCGTCGATATGGCGGCCTCGGTGATGTGGCAGGGCCTCACGGCCACGGCGGGGTCCAATCCGGTTCGGTTGTGCATCACGCCGTTCGGCCCGGACGGCACCAAGCTGCCCGATATCGTCATCAAGCAGATACAGCCGGTGGCCGCGGACTCGGCATGGGTGCGCGCCAGCCTGACTGGCTCATGGACCGTCCCGGCCGATGGTTCGATCAAGTGGGCAACGGTGACATTGGTGGTCACCGAGGGCGCCTCGGGTGGGCCGGTGCATTTCTCGAACGTCGCCTCGGCGATGTCAAACCTGGGACCGGTGCTTGGTAAGTTCAGATCGTTCTTCGATGCCATTGGTGGACAAGCCAACTCGGGTATCACGCAGTTCGAGCAGCGATTCGCCGCGATCACCGCCGACGGCAAGATCACCGCCTCGGAACTGTTGGGCCTGATCGGCCTGGGCAACATTCCGACGTTGCCCCAGGTCAAGATCCAAGACCTGCAAACCACGTTCAATCAGTTGGGTGACATCTACAACGGCTTGGTGGTAACGCCGATCAACGGATTTGTCGCGGCCATCGCAACGTGGTTCGGAGCCAACAAGAACAAGACTCAGAAACTCACCAGCGGCGGAACCCTGGCCGTCGGAGATGTCGTCGGCAATTTCGATATGAGCCGGGTCGATGATCTTGTCGATAACCTCGGCAACATTCTGTCCGGGGTCAAGGACGGCGCCGACGGCGTGGGCACCGGCACCACGGGCGCTATCGGGGACCGCATCAATCAGGCCAAGGACTCGCTACTGGCGCTGCTGGGCCTGTCGCAGGACGCCCTCAAAAGCGCTATCGCCGCACAGACCACGTTGCAAGAGCAGGAGACCGAGCAGAACACCGGCGACGGCAACAGCTACAGTTTCGTGTTCTCCGGGGCCGACGGGGCCGCGCTGAATGCGACCGATTGGACCACCGGCCCCAACCCCGGCGATATCACCATCCGGGGCGACTCGGGATATGCAGGCGTCAAGAACGGCAACCCTGACGGGTACTTTTTCGCCAGCCCCAACTACACCTACGCCACCGATGGACAGTCGGCCTCATTCGTGCTCGGCAACACCCAAAACGGAAACTACTACTCCGGGGTGTTCATTCGCTGCAACGCCGATCGCACCACGGGCGCCTACTGCCTGGCCAAAGAGGGCGAGGTCCGCGTCGGCAAGTTCACCCGCTCGGGCACCAGCTGGACGTTCGCCACGCCGATGACCTTTCAAGGCGGGCTCTCGTCAGTCAAACAGGGCGCCCGTATCGAAATCCGTTGCAGCGGCAACAACTTCTTTGTCCGCGTGAACGGAAAGCCCGTCACCTCAGCGACCGATGTTTCAGGCGCCATCGCCGCCGGGCCGGACTATCGATACGCCATGTTCTGTGTTCAGCGGGCAACGTCGTGGTTCACCTACGACTCATACCGCATCGCAGCATTCGCCATGTCCGATTACGTCGCCTCGGGAGGTAGTGCCACCTTGTCGAACGCGTGGAGCCTAACCCGCTCGTCCACTTCAGGTTTCACATACACCGACCCCATCACCTCAGCGGGCCAACTACCGGCCTCGTTCTTCACCTTCACCGACTACGCCAATGGCGCCACCATCACCGACCTTGGCCGAGGCGCGGTGACCGTGGACCAAGCCGGGCTCTACAAGTTGGCCACCACCTGTCGCCCATACTCGGCCAAAGGTCCGGTGACCCCGCATTGGTGCCTGTACCGCAACGATGTTCAGGTCACCGGAGCCATCGGCCCCGGCGCCGAATTCGAGATCCTGCTCAACGCGGGCGACAAGATCCAACCCGCCCTGATCGTCGTCGATTACGACGTGCGCTCCAACGGCTCCACCGGCTCGGAAACCGTTGTCTCGCGCACCATCACCCAAGTATTCGGCGTGGCGTCCTTCACGGGCCGAAAACTCATCTGACACCACAGGAGAACTCACCCATGACCTCACCTGAAGCACCAGCCACCGTCGATGACGAAGTGGACCTGACAGACCCTCCGGCCCCCTCGCCCACCCCCGACCCGCCAGCACCGGAACTGGGGCAGGGGCCGCCCACGCCACCGCAGATACCACCCACGCCCGAGCCGAGCACCACGTTCACCATGCCCGAGCTACCCGGAATCACCTTCGCTGTCGTGCGTGGCGGCTTGGACATCGACGGTAAGACCAACCCGCCCAACTGGATACAGATCACCGGAACCGACAGCGACGGAGCGATAGTGTCCCGCATAGGATTCGCCGGGCCCTAACGTGCCCTGGTCCACCAGCCCGACCGCTCCCGCCCCGCGGTCGGGTGGAGCGTGGTCGACGAACCCAGTCGCCCCGGCACGTACACCGGGCGGCCGGTGGCACGCCATCATCGGGATCGATGCCGCACTGGCAGTGATGTGTGTCGGCGAGGTCGAGCTCACTGCCATGCAGGCCATGGGCGTGGTGCTGTCGGTACACCTTGACCGCGAGCTGGCGTTGGCCGCGGTGTACCAGCTGGCCGCGCAGCGCTCGATCCTGATCACTCGCAACCTTGCGCTACAGGCCACATTCCAACAGGACCTCGCGCTGGCCGTCACCATGGAACGGGCGCTGTTCCTGGCCAAGGTCATCGGGTGCGGCCTCGCACAGGCCGTGAGCATGACCGGCACCCTCGACCTGGCCCGGGTAGCCCCGATCGACTTGACGCGCAACCTCACGGCGCCGCGCTCGATCAGTTTCGACAAACTGCTGCCCGTCGACCTGACACGCACCGTCTCGATGTCCTCGGCGCTGGTGATCGAGCGCGTCGCCAAGATCGACGCCGCACTGACGGTCACCACGGCCCGCGCCTGCACCCTCGGCTATCCTCCGGGCGGTTTGCCTGTCCTGGCCAGCTACACCACCGCCGGTGCGTTCACTCACAACATCGTGCGCAACTGCGACTTCATGGACTGCGTTGGGTGCGGTGCCGGGGGTGGCGGGGGTGGCGGTGACGGTGGCCTGGGCACCACCGGCCAGGGCGGACGTAAGGGCTCATGGAACGCGCGCACCGTGGCCCGCAACATCGACATCCCCGGATCCGCCCTGACCCTGACAGGAGTAGTCGGGGCGGCCGGAACCGCGGGCGCCAAGGAGAAAGACGGCGGCACCGGCGGTGACACCACGTTCCTGATCAACGGAATCACCACCACGTGTGCCGGTGGCGCCGGCGGTAAAGGCGCCTACGCCGGCAACGGACTCAACCAGCCCGGCGAGGCTGCGGGCAACACCACCCTCAACGGCCAGACCTACACCGGCGGCGCGCAGGCAGGCACCAACACCAACGGCAACGCGCCCGGAGGTGGCGGCGGTCCCGGCTCGGGCGGCGTCTTCGGAATCGCCAACCCCGGACGCATCGGCGGAACGGGCATAGCACATATCCGGTCGTATCAATAGAAGGGAAACCCATTATGGCCTGGGGAATTTCGTCGTACCTGGCGAACAAACTGCTCGATCACATCTGCCGCAACGTCGCCTACACACCACCGGCAACTGTGTACGCCAAGATGCACACCGGCGATCCCGGCGCGAACGGAACGGCTAACGCATCCTCGGTGGCCACCCGCTACGCCTGCGCGTTCAACGCTGCTGCGGCCGGATCGATCAGCCAATCCAACACCCCCGAGCACACTCTCGGTGCCACGGAAAACATTGCCGGGGTGTCGTTCTGGGACCACCCCACGACGGGAAATTTCCTGTGGTCCTCGCAGGCCACCGTCTCCAAGTCGGGCGCCAGCGGCGACATCATCCGCATCAACTCCGACACCCTCAACCTCGCGCCGCTAGCCGCATAGGAGAACCGTCATGTCTGAACTCGATTGGGCCGTGCAATGGGAAGCGGCCACACCCGACCCCGAGATCCTCGCCAACAAGCCCGAACCCCCAATCTTGATTGGCAACCCGGGATCTGAGACCGAAAATGCCGCAACCAGAGCCGAATACGTCGAGGCGCTACAAGCATATGAAGCTCTGGTCGACGCCGACCTGGACAACCCGCAGCGCTGGCAAAGCGTGCGATCGGTGGCCGCCAACGAGGACGATGCCCGGCGCCTGCTGGCAGAGTTGCGCCGACTACACGCCACCAACCCGCTGGCGCGCAACTTCGCGCTGGTGACCTCACCTCCCCGGGTATGGACACCAGTCGAATGACCAAGCAACTAGCCATGGTTGGCGCCTTCTGTCTCGCCGTGTTCGCCGTCGCGTTCCGCCTCGGCTGGTGGGCATCCGACCGGCTCTCGTCCTACGCACAAGAAGTAGATCCACGCATCGAAAGGGAGTACACGCGATGAGTTTCCGCACCGCATACGGCAATACGGTGTCCGAGAACGGTTGGCGCATGTGCAACCGGGACGAATGCGACATCGTCAAGATTCCCGAGCTGTACCTCGTGGACACCGCACCGCTGCGCAAGGGCGCCCCGCTGACCATCCTGGGCGCATGGCTGTACTGGTATGACCGCAACGTCGAAGAGATCACCTCGCCCGTGTGGGGCTGGTCGGCCAGCAACGATGTCGCCAACAGTAATCACCTGGCGGGCACCGCTGTTGATGTGATGGCACCCAAGTACCCCTGGCAGCGCTACACCATGGACGCCGCCACGCAGGCCAAGGTCCGCAAGGGCCTGGCGCTGTTCGAGGGCTCGGTGTTCTGGGGCCGCGACTGGTCGCGCCCCGACGAGATGCACTACCAGATGGCCTGGCCCGAGGGCGACAAGCGCAATGACGCGTTCGCTGACAAGCTGCGCGCCGGATACCTCGGCATCTACGCGCCCTCGCAGCCCCCGGCGGTCGATCCTATTGCGCTACACCAGAAATTCGTCCAAGAAGCTCCCGACCGCAAGCTACTGGAATACATCGCCGAACAACTCGGGCCAGGACATCCCGACTGGGCATCAAAAGGTATGACGCTGCGCGACAAGGTGTGGTCCAAATGATCCGCATCGGAGACCGCAACGAAACGGTCCGTCAGTGGCGGGCCGTGATGAACGACTGGTTCGGGCCGCTGTACACCCGGCTGCTGGGGCCGCTTCCGCAAGACACCGACGAGTTCGGGCCGCGCGCTGCGGCGTGGGCCGCCGAATATCAGCGCCGCACCGGCCAGTTCCCCACCGGGCAGGTGTCCGATGATGACCTCCGCGCGCTGGGCATCACGCCCCCGGCCCCGCCCGCCAATCGCCACCTGGGCCTGATGTTCCGGGGCACCGGCGCCATCATCGGCCAGGACTACGTATCTCGCGTCATGGCCGCCGTGGCTAACCTCGTTGAGGAAGTGCACCCCGAATTCGCCGCGACCATGGGCGGGCTGCCGGTCGGCGCCGCGGGCAGTCCCGGTGACATCTCGATGGCCAAGGCCGTGGACATCGCCGTGGCCGACGCACAACGCATATTCCTGGAGCGCTACCGGATCAACCCCAACATCAGGGTCGTCATCGGCGGATACTCGGCCGGCGCCGTCGCGGCGGCCAAGTTCCGTGCCTGGCTGGCCGAGCATTACCCGAACAACTACCTGTGCTCATTCAGCATCGGCGACCCCACCCGCCCGTATGGTGGCAGCTACTACGGCGGCCCCGTCCTTGCTGGACAGGGCATTTCGTCGTGGCGGTTCGGCGATGTCAAGGACTACCGGCACTGCTGGCTCACCGACCCCGGCGACATGTACGGCAATATCCCCCTCGGTGTGGTCGGGGACATCATGGACGACTGTTTCGACATGGTGACAGCGTTTCAGCTCTCGGACCCACTCGGGGCCGCTGGCGCCATCCTGCCGAAGATCCCCGAGATCGCCACCAAGGCCTTGGGTATCGAGCTGCCCGCAGTGTTCGGCGCCCTCTCTGGCGGCCCGGCCGGCATCGCAGCCATCGGCCTACCGCTGGTCCTCGGCGGGCTACAGGGCCTACTCGGGTGGGGCGATGTCAACAAGCTCACCGGCCCCGCGGCCGCGGCGCAGGCCGCCTTGATCGCGCTGCGTTTCGTCACCACCAGCCCACCGACCGCCGCGCATATTCAATACGAATACCGCGAGGTCTGGCCCGGCCAAACCTATCTCGGCCTCGCCATCCAGCACGTGCGCGACTGGGCCAGCCGCACCCCCGCCATAGCCGCGTAGATCAGTCCGCCCCCGCGCGAGGAGAGCGCGCAGGGACTCCCCACACCGTAGCGTTCCCTATCCATGGCGCCACCGAAAAAACTCCCCCTGAACTGCCCAAACGCAGTTATCCACAACCCAACCGCCGAGAGGACCGTCATGCACATCACCATCCCGCCCTGGCTCAAGGACGCCGCCGTTGACGCTGCCGAGCGCGCTATCAAGACGTTCGCGGGTGGCTTCATCGTCGGCGCCAACCTGGCCGACGCCGCGGTGAACGCAGCCCTGACCGAGATCGATTGGCAGAGCGGTATCAATGTCGGCGCCGGGACGCTGGCGGTATCGCTCATCTTCTCTGCGGCATCGATCAAGCTGGGCCGATCCGGTACCGCCTCGGCCACCAAGGCGGTCGTACCGTCCAGCCTGTTCAAGCTCGTGGCGGGCAGCGGCCGGTGAGCCCCGACCAGATCCAAGCCGTCGGCGGCGCCATCGTCGCCATCCTGGGCGCCTGGCAAGCCCGCACCTCGCGCAAAGTCCGCGACCTGGAAGCTCAACTAGCCATCGTCGTAGGCCAGCGCGACCAATATCGTGACAAACTCCGCGCAGCCGTCCGACACATCCGCGAATGGATGGGCTGGGCGCGACAACACAGACCCGAAACGCCCACACCCGAACTACCAGCAGAGCTGGTCGACGAGGTGTAGAGAGCCCACACTGATTGCAGGCCAACGAAATAACGCCCCTCACCCCGACCCGGTGAGGGGCGCTATTCGTGTTTCTAGTGCACTAATCCAGCACGCGGGCCCGGCTTTGCGTTGTGCCGTTTCTGTCCACCACCGCATCGCAGGTGTAGGGACGCATCCCCGTGTAACCACCAAACGCGTTCTTGGCGTTGACATTGCCCGTCACCGTAAAGTAAATATCACCGCGGTCGGGCGAGTAGTCCAACTCGGGATCGCGACCACCTCCATGCGCCACGCCTTCACGGGCCACCTCATCGGCGAACTTCGCACTCTCAGGGTCACGCATGCGCTTCATGAGAGCGGACTGGCATGTCTCGATCGCGTACTTTTGCCTCACTTCAACGCTCACACCAACGTTTCCGGATTGGCCCGACAGCCCTATTGCGCACGCCGCCATGAACGCCAGCAGCCCGACAAATACCCCCAGACACACCCACAACGCTTTCGCCGGGGTGCCCAT